ATCCTGCCTACGATTTACAAATGGCTATGCAGGCACAAAAGCAATGAGATACCCCACTGCAGTAGTATTATCTGCTAGAACTAACAACAGATACGGAACCCGGCACCGTTTGACACAGGAGAACCAACGTGGCCACAAGCACTTACCTCACTAACCCAACCGTAAACCTTGCGCCTACCACTGGTGGTGCCAAAGTTGATTTGACTGACCAGTGCCGTTCGGCCACCGTGACTTTGGGCGTGGACAGTCTTGAAAGCACCGCTTTTGGTGACACAGGCCATCGCTTTGTGCCGGGCTTGCAGACAGTTGCTGTAGAGCTTGAGATGTTCCTGTCTTATGGTGCTACCGAAGTTGAAGCCACATTGTTTGCCAACCTTGGCACAGGAACCACTGAGCTAACCATCTCACCTTCAGGTGTTACAGAGTCAGCGTCTAACCCTGAGTTTGTTATCACCAATATGCAGCTTGTGGACTACACACCGATTACAGGCGCGGTTGGAGAGCTCTCAATGATTACCGCCTCGTTTATTGGTGGAACCTACGTGCGAGACATCACAGCCCCATAACCAAAGGAACCCGACATGAAATTAACACTTAACGTGGATACTGGCGAAGGCCCGTATCTAGTCTCAACCAGCCTGTACGTCATTGTGCAGTGGGAACGCAAATATAAACGCAAGTCAAGCACCATTAGTGAGCAGGGCATTAGCATTGAGGACTTGGCTTTTATGGCTTACGAGTCAAGCAAACTGGCTGGCATCACAGTGCCCGCAGTCCTTGACGATTTCATACGCCGATTAGTCGTACTCGAAGTGGTGGATAATGATCCGGCAAACCCTACCCAAGCGGAACCTACCGCCATTCCCTAGCAAGTCTCCTAGTAGCCACAGGCTGGTGGCCACCTGCTGTAGAGTTTGACATTGCTGATCTAAATACCACGATTAAGCTGTTAAACGAAAGCCGCAAGCAATGAGCCTTGAAACCACTGCAGAGATAACAGGCCTAAAGCAGGCACTGTCAGAGCTCAGCAAGTTAGACAAGTCAGCACGCTTTAAGGCAGCCGCCAAGATTAAGGCCAGTAGCCCGGCAATGCTTGAGGAAGGCCGCAAACAGTTCCCTGCTGATATTGGTATTTCTGTTATTCACGGCTGGAAAAACAAAGGCCGTCTGGCATACGACAAAGCCAAAGTGGACAAAGGCGTGCAGATCATGGTTGGTGGCCGTTCCCGTGGTCAAGGCATTACACCACTGGTGACACTGGTGCAAAAGAACGCAGCTGGCGCACTGTTTTCACAGGCAGGCTCTAAAAACAACAGCGACTTTTCACGCTTGCTAACTAACGTTTTTGGCAGGCCTCAGCGTGGCTTGTGGCGCTCACGAAAGTTCATTCAAGAGCAAGGCACTGCTGACATTATGAAAGCAGTAGATGAAGTTATCGCTGACGCTAATCGGGCACTTAAAGCAAGGCAGGCTGCATAATGGCTATTTATCTTCCAATCGTTACGCAATTCAACCCTAAGGGATTGAAGGAAGCCGAGAAAGGCTTTAAGGATTTAGAAGGCGCACAAGCTAAGGCTAAGTACGCGCTAGGCAAAGCGAACAAATACGCTGCCGTGGCATTGGCTGGTTTAGTTGCTGGCCTTGGCGATGCTGTTAAAGGTGCGATGGAAGATGAGCAGGCACAGAAACTTCTTGCGCGTCAGCTACAGAAAACTACTGGCGCTACAGATGCCCAGATTGCTGCTAACGAAAGTTGGATAAGCACACAGGGCAAGTTGCTCGGTGTTACTGATGATGAGTTACGCCCGGCACTGGCTGGTCTTGTTCGTGCCACCATGAGTGTTAGCGAAGCACAAAAGGCTGCGACCCTTGCTATGGATGTGGCAGCGGCTAAAGGCATCAGCCTTGAGACAGTAACTAAAGCCATGGAAAAGGCATACGGCGGCAACATGACTGCCCTAGCAAAACTGTCCCCAGAGCTACGCCAGATGATTAAAGACGGCGCAACTATGGAAGAAGTGATGGCTGAAATGGCTGTCACTTTTGGTGGTGCCGCTACTGACTCTGCCAACACAGCGGCTGGCTCTATGAAGCGTTTAGGCATTGCCCTAGGCGAAGCCAAAGAAGGCGTGGGCGCTGCACTTTTGCCAATACTTGAGAAGGCTTTGCCTGTGTTGCAGAAGTTTGCAACGTGGGCACAAGAGAACCCGACACTAATCACGGCAGTAGCAGCTGCTTTTGGTGTGTTAGCAGCCAGTGTTGTTTTGGTTAATGCAGCCATGGCGTTAAACCCTGTTGTGCTGATTACGGCCGGCATTATTGCTTTGGGTGTTGCTCTTGTTGTGGCCTACAAAAAGTTTGACACTTTCGGCAATGTGGTGCGCACAGTCGTTAATGGTGTCGCTGGCTATTTTGAGTTCATGGCTAACGCCTACATCAAAATGATTAACTTGGTCATTCGAGGCATCAACTTGATTAAGCCCGGCAAAGATATCGGCACCCTTGGCTCTGTGAGTTTTGGCAGGCTCGGTGGAGATGGTGAAGATGGTGGCGGCAACACTGGCAGTGCCCGTGGTTTTGAAGCTATGGCTACAGGTGGCATTGTGACTAGCCCAACTATGGCGCTAATTGGTGAGGCAGGCCCAGAGGCTGTAATTCCGTTAAACAAAGCAGGCGGCCTTGGTATGAACATCACAGTAAATGCCGGGCTTGTAAGCACACCCGACCAAATTGGTCAAGACATTATTGCTGCCATCCAAAAAGCGCAGCGCCGTAGCGGAACGGTATTTGCACCAGCATGAGTGTTCCCGTAATGCAGGTGCTGGTGGGCTTTCAATCCACTACTGGCTTTGGTACACCGTTTCAGCTTGACGATGCGTTTTATGGTGTTTTAGACACTGCTGGCCGTGGCACTTTAGGTGGTGTCACTTTTGTTGATCTCACAAGCCTTGTTGAGTCAGTAAACATTACGCGTGGGCGTTCACGCCAGTTAGATCAGTTCAACGCTGGCACTGCTGTTATTGCTTTTGACAACGCGAGCCAAGTGCTAAACCCGAGTAATACTGCTAGCCCTTACTACCCGTTTGTGTTGCCAAGATGCCCAGTGCAGATACTTGCTAACGGCATACCCATCTATACAGGGCTGGTTACTGATTGGAACCTTGATTACGACATCAGCAACCAAGACATGATCTACGCGTCATGCTCTGACAACTTCACAGTGCTTGCTAACCAAGCGCTTAACGCTGTTACACCATCAGTACAAGCCACTGGCGCACGTATCAACACTGTGCTAGACCTGCCCGAAATTAACTACCAAGGCGCTCGATCTATTGACACGGGCAGTTCCACGCTTGGCGCTTTTGCTATCAGTCAGGACACTAACTGCCTTAACTATTTGCAGCTTGTAAACACGAGCGAGCAGGGCTATTTGTTTATGAGCGCTAACGGCACACTAACTTTTAAGGGTAGGTCTAGTGTGCTTAACCCTGTGGCTGGGGCAACGTTTAACACTGACGGCACAGGCTTGCCGTATCAGACTTTGATCAACCAGTTTGGTGATGAGTTGCTTTACAACTACATAATTACCCAATCAGACGCTGGCGCTGTACAAACCACTAGCAGTGCAACCAGCATTGCTCTTTACCAATCTCAGCAGTATGCGCTAACTAATTTACTTAACAGCACTGTGGCTGAGGTGGCTGGTTTGGGCAACTATCTGCTAGGAAAATACCAAAACCCAGTTTTAAGGTTTACAGGACTATCTACCGAAATGTCAGCATTGTCGGCCGCTAATCAGGACATTGTTCTAAACCTTGATATGACCAGTATTGCCACTGTGGTTAAAAACTTTGTCGTAGGCACTCCAGCAACCGAGACACAAACCCTGATTGTGTCTGGCATTGCCCATAACATCACACCCGGCAGCCACATTGTTTCTTATACTTTTGAGAGCACAGACGGCAACCAATACTTAACCCTTGACGATGCAATCTTCGGAACGCTTGACAACAACCTTCTAAGTTTCTAAAGGAGACATAACATGGCAATTAGCACAGCAACCGTACCCGGTCAGATTTTGACTTCGGCGTATGTAAACAACAACATCAACTCGGGTCTTGTGTACGTCACAAGCGCAACCGTTGGCACAGGCGTTTCAACCGTCACAGTTTCTAACGCCTTCAACACAAATTACGACAATTACGTGGTGCAATGGGTAAATGGAACTTCAGCAGCAAGCGCACTTGTAAACATTCAACTATCAGGTGCAACAACGGCAGCGCAATACTTTTCTGGGCTAATAGATGTCAATGTTTCTACTGGCGCAGTAGGTGGCCAAGGAAGAAACGGAACATTTGCCTACGCCGATTATTGCGGTTATTCAACCACAACGGTTTCAAGCGTAAAAACAGAAATACATAACCCATTTCTTGCGAAACCAACCTATTTTTACAGTTCCCTAATCAACCCAACTGGCGCAACTTTCCCTGGCACAAGTTGGGCTTACCACAACCAATCAACCTCATACACAGGTTTTGTTATGTCGGTGGTTGGAACGACAATGACAGGCGGAACAATTATGGTTTACGGATACCGAAAGGTCTAAAAAATGAGCAACACAAAACCACTACTCGGAACTTTCCATGACGCCTTGACAGGCGAAACAGTTACACGGGAACTAACACCTGATGAGATAGCAGCACTACAACAGGCACCTGATGAAACGCCTAGTCCTGATTAGCTTTACCCTGCTGACACTTACAGCCTGTTCAGATCGTGTACGCCACAATTGCGCTACTACCGACACAGCCCACGACTCATTTATAGAAAGCAAATGCAAATGAAACCCGAAAACAGACTTACTAACGAGCAAATCAAAGCCCGCCTCATTCTTGTTGTAGGCGTATGCCTATCGAGCGCTTTTCTGTTTTCAATCGTTGCCCTGTTGTACGGCCTGCTGTTCGTAGTACAACCAACGGAACAAGCACCCAACGACTCTGAAGCGTGGGCAATCCTTTCGCCAATGCTTATGACCCTTGCTGGTGGCCTTATCGGTTTGCTGGCTGGCAACGGGCTTAAAGATAAACCAAAAGACCCACCACTGTCGTGAGGAAATACAGCTACTACCCAGCCTTTGATGGCAAGGCAGCACAGCCCGGCACAGTCAAACTTGTAGCCCTATGCGCAGCCAGATGGAAAACCAAAAACCTTGGTATTTATGTGCCACGCCTAATGCGCAACTCGCACACCGAAGGCAAAAAGATTGGCGACCCGGGCATGGAGAAATGGCTGTCGGTGCACTCAACTGGTGCAGCTTGTGATGTTGGCTATCCTGATCGTAAAACAGGCGTAGCAATGTGGGACTGGCTACTGGCGCACACTAAAGAGCTAGGCATTGAGGAAATCCACGATTACGCATTTGATGTGAACGTGAAGGACAAAGTGCAGGGCTACGGCAGAGGCTTTAGGTGCTCGCGAGGCGAGAACGCTGCAGGAGTCAAAATCTTTACCGCTACGGACAACGCTGGCAGTTTTGGTGGCAAGTGGCTGCACATTGAATTATCGCCAGCCATGGCTAAAGACGCCGACAAATTTCAGAAGGCTTGGGACTCAATCCCATACCCTTAAAGGACTCCCAGCCACTGTTTGAGCAGTGCTGGGGCTAGGTGGTGGGTGTCTTTGTTTCCATTGGGATATCCACCACCGACTTCGCAGATTGTGTAAAGTAATCACCGCTACTCAAATAGCAGAAAGTCAAAGGAAACATGATTTACACCGACCTACCACTGTTTAGGGCTTCTGACCCAGACACTTCACGGCAAGCCAGCCCACTCAAAGTTGGCACCCACAGGGCTGTGCTGCTCGAGCAGTACTTCTACGCCACCCTCGGCCTGACCGATGAGGAAGCAGGCGCTAGAGCCGCACTAGCTGGTCACGAGATTAAGGGCTATTGGAAGCGCTGCTCAGATTTGCGCACCATTGGACTAATTGAGGACTTAGGCATCCGTAGAGCGCTTACAAGTGGCTCTCAGGGCATTGTGTGTGCCATCACCCAAAAGGGCATGGAGATAGTTAGGGGCTGGGCATGACCGATA